AGAGCCTGCCTACCAATTGTTGCTGCGCTGGAGTGCCGTATTTCGCATAAAAGGACATTTCGTGACGACCCGCTAAAGGAACCTGACGCAGCTCTCTAATCTCAGGCGAAGCGATCATGCTATTCACATCATCCAGTGTGGCTTGCTTGGTCTCAGCATTGAAAACTACGTCATTCAGATCTTGAATGTCTTTAGCGCGAAGTTTTCCAGCTTCTTCACCTTCTGCCACAGTACCTTTGAAAGTGCCTGCATTTTCAGCATAAGTTTTTGGTGCTTGAGGAGGAGGGCCAGAAAGCGCATTTGGATTGGGCTGATTACCTTGAATAACATAAGAGTCGCCAGGCTGCATGGTGTTCATTGCATTTCTGTCTTGTGGAGACATATTAGCCTGATTAATGGGCGCAGGCCCTTGTGCCAAAGCATTAGGTTGCTGCTGAGGCTGTGGCTGATATTGAGGCATTTGTTGCTGCGGTTGAAGTGGCTGCGGCGCTTGTTGCGGAGCACCACCTTGACCTTGTTCGCCACCAATAATCCCTTTGATCTTATCCGTCAGCCAATTAGACAGCGAATTTTGATTTTGCGCGGGATGACCTGGCATATTCATTAAAGCGTTCCCCGTACCTTGTCCCATGCCAGCTTGATAAAGCTTCTGAACAGTGCGAGGGTCTTGGAGTTGAGGGCTATTTGCCACCACATCAGAATTACCCATTAACTTTGCCAAAAATTGCGGCCCCATCAGATTTGCATAGGCGAGTTTCGATGCCGCGTCTGCTTGCGTGGTTAAAGGCGCATAATCAGCCTGTACGCCCTTTATTTTATTAGACAGCATGTCATCAGCTAACGCGTTCATGCCGCGCATAGACGTGACGAGAGGGCCTCCAGGGAGGGTATCAGCTACTACTTTTGGTAATGGTAATGCCATGATTCAATCCTTATAAAAACATTGCAGCCATTTGTGCGCCACCGCCGACCATGTTCCAAAAATCCTGGTCTTTGCCAGCTTGCTTGCCATAAGCTGCTTCACCCATTTGGTTACCCATATTGCTGTATAAATTGGTGAGAGAGTTTGCGGCATTTTGCCCACCCTGCATCAGGTTTTGTTGCCCCTGACCGTATTGGGTATTAACGCCCAAAACATTCTGCAACCATTGATTCATATCGCCAGAAGCTATATTTCCAGCGTTTTGTTGTAATTGTTGAGCAAAAGGAGTCGAACCCATGAGGCCGCTTGCGCTTGCTGCGTTTTGACCGCCACGAATGGATTGCTGTTGCATAAATTTGGCATAGGGCGATTCCTGGTATTGACCCATCATATTATTGATGAACCCTGAAGGGTCTTGCTGTTTCTTCAGCCAGTTTTGATAGTCGCCAATAGCGCCTTGGCCTGCCTGGGCATAAGGTTGTTGAGCATCAGCTCCCATTTGGCCGTATTTCTGGTATTGATCCATCGCCTTATCATAGGGCGCACCAGAATCTCCGAATAGACCACCAAGAAAGCCACCCATACCGCCTGCAGCCATCCCTTGCTGCCAAGGGCTAAAGCCCATTGCGCCGTTTCCGCTTTGAAATAATGCACTCATGTCGGCCATAATCAAATCCTTTTGATTATACTAAATTCACCCAAGCTCCAGCTTCACGTCCCTGGAACTTCTCTAAAGTAGTATTATAAATTAATTGTCCATTCATTACATTCCGTAAAGCGTCACGCTGAACAGTTGTGAGTCGTGGAACGAATATCCCATTCTGAGACAAATATCCCTGTAAAGTCTGCATAAAAGTGGCTAAAAAGTCTGACCAAACATTCGACATGTAAGTTGACCCCTCTTTAATAAGCGGGTCGTATGTCGGAAAATTATCAAAGTCAGCAGCCATTTTTCATCCTATTCAGGTAATTGTTCAAAATCCCATGCCGCGCCCAACACAATGAAAGGCACGTCATTATAAAATTCAATCTTTGGAGTAAACCCTTGGCCTCTGGGAGTTGTCCCTAGCTTGCGCCAAACTGTTCGATAAGTTCTCTGGCCGAGTTTCCCCATAGGCGCTATCAATTCGTTCCCAAAAGTCTGCCCACCATCTTTAGAGATAGACAAAAACACCACAGGCTGTCCACCAGGAACAAGAACTTGTTGGTCAAGTAGAATGTTAATCGAACTCTCAGTGGTAATGTCATCACCGTTCTCGGCGTCTAAATTGGTCTCATCCACAACGATAAAGTCTTCAGCGCCTTGCAGTAAATCTACGACAAATCGATCAATCCTCAGCCTGTCGTAACCTTCTGGGGTCATCTGTTTGCCAATCCTCATGCGGCGAATGGCTTCGCCATCATTGTTTGATATGGTGTTATCCACGATGTACATTTTTGCTTCGTTATAAGCACCGTAATAGTTTACGCCATCAAAATACGCATGAGTCTGCGCCGGATGACGATCACCATTAAGGACTTCTTCTTCGTGCCAAAGCGGGTCCTGGGCTGTACTCATGGTCACATTTAGAACAAATGTATGATTTGCCAGGGTAAAGTTGAGACGGTAGAAGATGATGCCGTTTTCTTTAATCAAAATGCCGCGAGCGTCAGCGACACCGGTATCAGGATTAGAAGCGTATTGGGCGAGCTGGTAGTCCAAGGCCCTATTGCTTACGAGAACAGACTCGGTTCCCTTGACCTCCATGACACCGCCCAATCCATCTTTATCTTGAGACAAGAAAAACATTCTGTCAAAACCTGTAACAATACTGCCGATAGCAGGAGTTCCGACTTCCATTAAAAGGGAATTGTTGCGTCTAATGGGTAAATTCGTGCCAATACCGGCATTTTCCCATACTTCGGTGAAGTTCTGGGAGAAGAAAAACACTCTTCGGTGAAGGGTTCGGCAACCAACGATAGTACCTGGGTGAGAGGTGATGCTACCAAGTTGAAGTTGCCCTGTTCCCGTCACCTTGGTTGTAGGAACGCCATCCACTGTGAGGTCGATCGCAATTCCTGCCAAAGCATCTGCCTGCGTGCGAGCAATCTTGATCGTTCCAGGGATAGTGGAAGCAGGACTGACTCTGATCGTATAGTAAACATCAGAGGTATTTAAAGCCGGAACAGCCACAGGTAGAACACCACCGCCAGACACAGAAAATTGCACTGGAATACCAGTTGCGAAGTTTGCATTGTTCGTCCCCGTCAAAGTTAAAAGATCGGTTGCCGCCGAAGAGGTAAAAGTAATATCCCCTGTCGGTCCCCATACCATTCCGTTATTGATCATGGACATCTGAAAAGTATTTGTATCGCCATTCGCTACGATAAAAAAGCCATCCAAAAAGCAAACATCGATGGGTTTCCCAGGGAAACTGGTATCAGTAATAGGCTGAAATGTGTTTACCGTTGTATCGTAGATGTACCCATTTATCCCGTTTACAAAAATAACCTGCGTCTGGTTGGCATCGATTCCAACAAACCCTTCAGTGTTGCTAATCGTGCCTATAAGCGTAGTTGTAAGCGCACCCGTAGAACCAACAGTCTTAAAGACAGACTGCCCAAAAACATCGTATATGGCGGTCTGGTTGGCATCTTTGAAGACAAAGCTTGCTCGTGCCCCACCTATTTCTGTTTGAAAGTCTAAATCAGCATCGACCAAACCGGAGGTGGGTAACATGACCTTGGGACGCTTACCTTCGGGGTCGAGATATTCGAACATATTGACCGTGCGAGCCGCACTAATCGTGCTGACTCGCTGGTTGTCATAACTGCCAACAAGGTCATAGTCCTTTCGCATCGTTTAATACGCCAATATGTTTTGCCAGTAAAAGGGCTCAGGTCTGCTGAGAATTGCTGTAGGCCTAATCGTAAGATCAGTTTCATTGACGTTTTTAGCCATATTGTAATAATCCTGATATTCGTCTTCGGCTTCCTGAGTCCAGTTACCAGACGGATAATAGGATTTAAACTTACGACCCAATGCGTACTTCATGAAGCCGTAATAAAATGTCGGCAATTCAACGAGTGATTGATTGGCGGTTAAAGAATCAATGAAACTCTTCACACGCACCTGACAGGGATATGGCTGATCGGGCGCTGGATAGAGCGTTAAAATACTTTCGTTGTCCTGCTTATCCAGGAAGATAAAACCAGGGCGCGTATTAAGTGGCGATAAGCGCGTCACGCCATAATATTCGGCTTTATTGATAATTTGTAATGGATAGGTAATCCCTTGACCAGCGCTTGGAACAGTATAGTTCGCAAAGGATAAATCTACGATGCGATTACCGATAATGTCAGCCGTGACAAGGTTTGAGACTGTATATGCAGCCTGCCCTGGAACCATAGTGAAACTCACCGTGGTCAGGTAAGGAATATAAATACTATCGGATGAAAACTTCGCCAATAGCTCATTAATAAGCTCAAGCCCCGAGGAGAGCATGAACGAATCAGGGGTTTCCCCTACACCAAGTTCGCCAAGGAGATAAAGCGAATTGATTATGAGTTCGTTAGTCGTTCTCGTGACTTGAGTCATATATGCCTTCCTTTATGTCGAAAAAATTGAAAAAAATCGACACGTTGTCCGAACATGTCGATTCCATCGACTTAATCCACAGTGAGGTTTTTGTTCACAGGGAAAGCATCATCTAAGCCAGAAGTGAGCTTATTAGCGGAAAGCTTTGCTTCTTCCCCACTGTTGCTCATATAAGCATTAAACTTCTTCATTGCGGGTTCCATGCGTGGCTTGTCACCCATCTTGGCCTTCATCTTGTTTTCAACGCCCTTCACAAACGCATTGTTAGACATTACTGGATTTTTCATGGTGTTTGTCCTCTAGTTTGGTCTTGGTCTTTTCGGACTTCGACTCGTTCTTAATTTCCTGCTCAACCTTTTCACGGTACTGCTTTGCTGTCAGCGGGCTATCAAACCAGACGCCCGATGCCAACATTTTTTCTGCTTCGTCTTCCTCGACAACCCTAGGTTCATCGATTGGGTGAAATAAAAATGTCAGCATCGTTCATTCCTTATGATAAAACGCGAACGGCGTACTGTTGATGCCATTTAAAGCCACACAGTAAGTCAATACGCATGTAGTTCTGATAGCCAAGAATGTCGCCAGTCTGGGTCACAGCAAGGGACAATCCGGTTTCAGGGTCAACCGCTACAGAAGCATAAGGAACCTGCAATTTGTAGAGGGGAGGACAGACGATGTCCAAACCGCGAGATGGGTAAGCCACGTTTACGTTATGGCTTCCAACCATCGTGACAGGAGCATTGTTAGGAATTGCATTGCTCACGTTACGGTTGGGATTAAGTGTATCAGAGATAATGCTTGGGCTGACTTGAACAGTGATGTTACCAGCACCATCCGAGCTCGCATTGGCTGTGACAACAAACTGCATGTCTTGACCGGTTGCAGCACGACCAACTGGATTAACTGACTGAACGCCAGCAATCGAGATCACATCGCCAACCACAAAGTAGTCAGTAATGGTGAACGATGCGCCGTCCATGACAATTGCAGTACCAGAAGCCACTGCGCCGTTTACCAGTAAGGTATCAGCAGAGTGAAGTCTTGGGCCTGCGCCAGCAGTGTGACGTTTGATGTTTTGGGATTGGAAAATGTCAAAGTATGACAAGTGACCAATTGCGCTTGATCGCACGATGTCTTCGTTGAACACAGGGGTGAAGTTATTGAGCAAAGCGCCTTTTAGTGAGGAGCCGTCTCTAACCGTCATAGCCATGTACGCATCGGAGGCAATATTTACGCCTTGTTCGAGTAACTTGGCACCTGCCGTGTCAACGGTGGTGAACGAGTTAATCGCAACGCCTGCTGTGCCGGTGAAGAAGTTGAGTTCTTGCTCAGCACTGGAGGCGATGTCTTTTTCCATTTGGGTGATGACTTCTTGGATAGCCGGTGCAATAAACAAGCGGCTGAAGTCTTCAATACGTAAACTTAAATCCTGAATGGTGTAAGCGATTAAGGCGTGGTATTGGTGAGCTATAACGATGCTTTCGACCGTTTCAATGATGCTTTGAGGGGTTGCAACAGAGCCGTCACCAACGATGAAATGGTTCTGTCTACGAACCTGTAGCGTGTCGCCAATCTTATAACCAGAAGACACGAAGTCATCTTGGTAAATTCGAGAAGCGGTCATTACGAATGGAGCATTGTTAGCGAACATCGCTAACGCTGTGTTGGACACTAAGTCCGTAGTAATAAATTGATTAGCCATTGCCGTAGGTCTCCAATTAGTCCTTTAATTGGCGACATGTCATTGACAACTTTAAGGGTCGTCTTTGTCAACTTTTGGGGTCGACATTGTCAACCTTAGATCGTCACTTCCATGTGCCAGCCTTCATCCGCGCCCTGATAACAGAGGGAGGAGTCTTATCCGTGATCGCTGAAGCACTGGCTGGATTTGCTGTGATCTTCCCCATAGGGTGAGACTTATTGGAGCTGGAAGCTGGTTTCCCGTTATTCCCGCCCATCAGAGCAAAAGACAGATTAGTCACTTCGCGAGCCTGATCTAATGGATGGAGTCTTGAGATTCGTTCGAGTTCATCACGGTTTTTACCGAGCTTGTAAGCTACTTCCGCAGGGTTATTAACGAGTAACAGTGCGTCCCGCACATGTTTGCTAAAGGGGGCGTCCCCTCTCACAACCTCATCAAAATCCTCATACTTGTCCGAGCCCTTGTCTAACTCATCGTGCAAACGCTCATATTGCTTTTGCACATGTGCTTGACGGCGGTGCTCTTCGGCTTGCTTCTCTTCGTGGTCCTTCGCTCCGAGAGCATAGCGTACTGCGTGTTGTATCTTCTCCTCTTCCGACATGGATGGCGGATTAGGCTGTCCAGGTGACGGATAGGCATTAGCGTGGTTAGATGGAGATTGAGAGGCTTGCTGCAATTGAGCTTGCATTTGCATCATGTGCTCCTGCATTTGACGCATTTCTCTCTGGTGTTTTTTGGCCTGCATCCCTAAGCGTTTTTTAACGCCGTAAGGGTCATCCTTGTCTGCTGGCGCGTCCTCTGCTGATACAGGAACTCCTTGTTCCTCAGCATCGCCTGGCCCTACTCCACCATTTTCTACATTGTCGCCATCACTAACTTCAGCTTGGTTCAAACTGTTCTGTTCTTCGTCCATGATCTCTACTCCATTTCGGCAAAGTCATTTGCCCAAGAGCCTACGGCGGCTCTGAAACCCTGAGAGAATCCTTCTCTCGCAAATACTATTCTAGGCTTTTTGTATATAAAGAGTACCCCACAGGTAGTGGTTAAGGGCTAATTTGGGATAAATAGGAGTAGTTTGCCCTCTATACTCGTGAATCATCTCGTGAATGTCGTGAAGATATTCGTGAATGATTGTGATAGTGGGATTTGCTTTAGCCGGTTAGAGCAAAAAACGCAGATAGACGCAGACTGCGTTAATATGCGTTTTTATATAGAAACTTGGTTTTTATATAAGATTGCATATAGAAACCAGAACACCCAGGCTAGCTGCCTGGGGTCTGGGTGGGTCGGAGAGCTATCTCAAATCAATGTTAGTCAGCTTTAAGAAGGATTAATTTCATATAAGCGCTATTTGTTTGAGCATTTGTGCCAAGCAAGGGAGCGGTTAATTGAATTGCGGCATTGCTGGTATTGGCCAATTCAAGGTAATCGCCTTTGTCTAAATGAACGAACACATCCGCTGTGATTTCGTTGGACTTCTGTTCAGGAGAGAGAGTCATGTTCGCAAAGGTAGAACCAGGAACGATGACGCCATTTCTGAACAAAGAAAGAGTCCAAACAGGAAGAGGACTAGCGATAGGATTTAAGGCACCGCAAAGACCGGTATAAACGTCATACCAACCAGCACGATTCACCATAACCTTACCGCTTGAAGCTGCTAAGGACACATCAATATTAGCTGTCGCATATATCGTGTTTTCCAAGGCAACAACCTGTCCAGGCATATTTGGACCAGGAGAAGCCGACAGATCTTGCGTAAGAATAGAATAAACTTCCGCAAATTCTGGCTCAGGACATTCACAAGGTTTTGGATGAGGATGTTTACCACTTCCGCAGTAAATATTGATACTACAACCATCCTTATGCTCTTCATGATGATCTTCATTTCCCACTTCATCGCGACTACTAGACATTTTAATTACTCCGTTAATTAAAGAAGATTTATTGTATGAATAAAAATCAAGTAGATTTAACCTATGTTAATACTAACCGCGTTAGGGTAAACCCTAACTAATAACACAAAACCAGATTACCCAAGCTGGGCACTTAGGGTCTGGTCATGGCGGGAGGGAAACTACTCTTTATCGGATGGTTGCGGGTTTTGATGCTTGTCATTGCCTATCTTAAATCTTTTATTCCCTAGGTTTATCCTCTCGATCTAAACCGTGCTTATGAATGTCGGCTAACACTTGAGTCAGCTTGCTAGAAAAATCCTTGTCAGCCTTATCAAGTTGAAGTCCTAGTTTACCATGTTCTATCCTGATCTTTTGTTTCTCAAGATTGCCTTTTTCCTTCATTTCTTGAGCTTTCAAGATCATCTCAGCTTGATCAAGCATGTGCTTTTCTTTCCTGATGCGAAGTTCTTCAGCACGTTCAGCCAATTGGGCCTCTTCAAGCTGCATCTTTTGCTGATTCATCTGCATCTCTTGCTGTTTCGCCATCATCTCCTGCTTCATCATCATTTCTTGCGGAGACGGCGGTTGAGGAGGTAATTGCTTACCTTCTTCTTTAGCCAGGATGGCAGGTGGCACAAGGCTCTTAAAGCGTTCAGCAATTTGCGGCATGAACTGGACATCCAAGTTCTTAGCCCAGAGGTCGGCAATGAGGGGGAAGGTTTGGGGATTGGCTTGGATGGTTTGCTGGAAGAACTCAAGCGCGATGTCTTTTTGGACTGCGAAGCTCGGCCCTGTGTCGATTTCAACGTCATAGTCTCCACCTTCTAAAGTATTAATCTTTCCATCTTCAGTCTGCTTGTTCAGCACAACTGAATCGGTTCGACCGTCTGCCTTCGAAATAACCATGTGTCGCTCATCTTCACCCGCAATAACAGGCAGAAGGTCTAATACCACTCTACCACCTTGTTCGATGGCCTGATTGAGATTATCGAAGAACACAAAAGCTGACATCGAGCCTTCCATCTTGCGTTCACGGCGTGCCTTGCCTGACATATCGCGACCCTGAAGAGCTTCAGTCTCACTGAACCCAAGGATTTCACGCATGTCTTGACAACCACGTTGATACTGTAAAAGCAAGGACTGTGAAAGCTCCCAAGGTGGCATTTTCGTGGGCATTTGACCTGTTTTTGGGTCAGGTTTGGCAATCAAAATACCGTTCTGAAGCTCAGGGTTACGCCACATCTGCTCATTTCCGATGATGTTATCGGGTGTTCCAATCCATTGCTCTCGGCGGCGGTTCTTGATTTCAGCGGCAACTTCTGAGCCCACATAGTTCACAAACTTCTGCGCGTCTTTGGCTTCATGGATGAATGAACGGGTGTATTGCTGACCTTGGATAAAGTTCGAGTCACCGTCTACAAAGATGAGCGGTAAATATTTGGAGGGCCAATCGGTGTACTTAATAATCTGGTTCTGCGTCATCATGTACTGACGGATGAAATAATCCTTCGTCATTCGCTCAGCTTTGATGGTTGGAATCTGATTTAAGATCATTTTATTTACAATCTGAGCATCTCTTGCTAGAGATTTGTGCATCTCAAAGTTTTCCTGGTAATCATCCCACTCAGCCTCAGTCATGACCTGACCGTCACTCAGCATGACTATTTTGACAGGGAACCACTCTTTACGGGTGTATTTACACACAACAATGGTATCTCTAGTCTCCCACTGGAAGTCTAACAAAGAGCGTGGGTCGGAATAGCTAACAGGGTTCATGACCCAAGGATAGGTCGCATAAAACTCTTCCTTGGTGTAGACGTACTGCCTTGAGCAGAAATTACCATCGCCCTTGTGTGGCTTCATGGCGGTCGGGTCAAAGGAGGTACGGGTCACATCAGGGATGAGCTCATAGCGCACGACCTGATTAAAAGATCGCGGATTTTCATAATCCAGTGTAATCTCGAAAGCCCCGAAACCCATCATGAGGGCTTGTTTAAATGCCGTTTGGTAAACTAGGTCGTTTTGAGATTGGTAAGATATTGTTCGGACTAAGTCGGCTCGGAGGTTTATTTGCTCTTGCGTTGACTTGCCTGTTAGTGATCTTACTATTAAGTCTGGCTTGTTCTTCCGTTGCTCACCAACTACTTTTTTCGTTACATCATATAGCTTGTTGAACTGCATTGCGGGCTTAAATAAGCGATTAAACTCAGAGCGCTCGACAGCAGACCATTGGTCACGCAAGACAAAGTTCATATCGTCTTTGCCGCGCACTATATTTTCGTTGAAGTAGCCATCCCAAAGGACGAGGTCTTCGCGGGCTTTTTGCAGAACTTCAGACTCATCAATGCCAGCTTCCAAGAGTTCGGCTTGGAGTTTGTCATTCTGTTCATCTATGTCTTCCATAGACATTTGATCGGCGATTGTTTCCATGCCTGTTCCCCTTCCTTGGGTTAAATATGTTGCATCGCTGACGGGATTTTTGTTAAGGCATCTGCGTCCCTTTCCTAGGCAGTAACGCAACCTACATTAACGAGGATATTTAAGGCCACCCTCTGAACCTTCGCCAGCTCTGCAAACTCTTCTAAAGGGCTAGTTCAACATTCCTATGTCAAAGCAGCCCTTTTTCAATCTTAAAGCTCTACATCAGCTTCCGAGTCAGAAGACTCGTCTGCCTCTGCTTCAGATACAAAATGAGCCCAATCACTAGCCAGTAAATCTTCCAATGAGAAGATATAGTTTCCGGCATTTGGCTGAGGTTGGAGGACGATTTTCCACACATGCTTCATGCCTGGCATCATGGCAAGATAGCCATCTTTAATATCCCAACCCTCACGGAACAAACGGGCTCCAGCTTGTAATGCGTCTAAAGCTTCTTTTAATAACATTTACACATCTCCTTTAAATTAAATTAAGTTTACGGGTTTACAGTCAATTGGCATGAGCCTGCTGTGAAAACGGGCTTGTACCATTGATGTCCATCGGAAGCGACTGCGGCAATAAAATCGGTCGCTAACAAATCATTACCGTTAGCGGATAAATAACCATCGAGGAAACCAGCCGCAGCGACTTGAGCCAGAGTGTTATTAGGCGCGTAGAGTCTGCCGATTCTTGGGATGACGTTGTTATTATCGCTTGCAAAATGTAGCTTGAGGGTAACTGCTGCTTGTCCTGACATGGTGGAACTCCTGTAAATTAACTTCCGTTAGAGAAACTTGACCAGCTCGCGCTGTACGTTGTTCATGGCTTCAGTGTAGAATATTTCACACTTTCCCACCACATCACGAAGCGCATCTTCAACTCCAACCATGATCTCACCTCTATGTTCCATTTGCGAGGGATTATTGATCACATTTAGAGCAATCTTGTACTCTTTGACGCACGCCTTGTTCAGACCTTCAAGACGCTTCCTGAGCTTCTCAATCTGGTCTGCACATAAACCACTGAAATCGTACTCCATTACATATCTCCTTTTAGAATGTCATTTCCTTAAATCCTGCTGCCTTATAAATTTTCTCTTGTATTTCCGCTGGAAGATTATTGACTATAAGGTCAATCAATTTAGTTTGATGACAATAAAGATCAATTACCTTTTTTAATCTTTCCTCTTCCGTTTGCAGCTCATTAACCGAGTCCAGTAAAATCTCTTTTAATGATTTAATCTCAATCTTACTCATACACTTGTCTCCTCACCTTCCATTCAACATCCCCTTTTTTACCGCATGAGTAACAATAATAGGTCATTGTTTCCTCATCCACCTCACAAGACCGCGTGCGCTCCAAATGGAACGGGCACACAATCAAGTATTTCTTACCGCCTATATTCACTCGCGTATTCATACGCACAATACGAAAGATCATTTCGGAAACCACTTATTCGGCCTTACATTACAAAAACTTGTTCCATGTTGCTGCTCATGAGCGATTCGCGCTCTCACCTGTTGCTGAGCTTTAATTCGCGCCTCTACTTCGGCAAGCTGTCTGTCATAAGCTAAACGCCTTTCTTTCGACTCTTCCAGTTCTCGATCTAATCGTTCTCTTTCCTTGGCTATGGCTACTCTACGTTGAACTTCTGCATCAAATTCACGCTTTTCAGCAAGCTTTCTATTACGCTCTTCAAGGTCTTCAATATACTTTCTAGCTTTAAGCGCTTGCTGTTCCCGTTGTTCTCGCTGTTCCCGCTCTCGCTTTGCCTCATCCTCTTTTCGACACTCTTCCTCAAAGTCATTATCCTTTGGTGTGAACCAAGTATCGCAATAGCCCTTCTTCCTATAAAGATAATCCGTATGGTCTTGAGACGAATCACCTGATTCCATCAAATCAGCCCAACTCTCGCTATACAATGTCGGCAGCTTGTCAGTCTTAAACTTGCCTGTATCAATATCGTAATAGCGCCGATCAAATAACATGACCGTATGCCTTGATTCACGGACGCGCATCTCTCTACGCCTTTCATAAACCGTATGGGGAACATCCACCCAATGATGCGATTTAAGCCACATGCGCCAGCCTTAATAAGGTTCTTCGTCTTGCGCTCTGTGGCGTTCATTGATTGCAGCTAACTCTTCAGCAATCCTGTCGAGCGCATGGACAATGTGCTCAAGTTGATCGATGTAAGGCTTTGGCTTTATGAGTAATTTATCCTTAGCTTTAATTACATTAGATTCCATAAATTAAATAACTCCATCCATAATATTTTTATCCCATAAATAACCAGGGTCAGGAATAAAAGTAATGACATTCCTGATATTTTGCCAACCTTCCTCATCAATATGTCTATGCGTTGGATTATCCTCGCAATCATCAACACACGCATATTGGTAATCACAACAAGTCTCGTGCCTAATTAACCATCCACCGTTAACTTGTGCTCTATAAGTTGCTTCAAAGTAAGAACAACTTTTAATTTCTGAATTGTTGTAAATCTCTTCCCATAATAATTTAATCAATTAAATATCCTCATTACAGGGTTAAACATATTCTCGGGTGGTTTCTCAGCGGTCTTGTCTTTGGCAATACGGTCAGAGGCGATCTCCAAACACCCATAGCCCAAAGCATCCATTGGATGAGATGCCATGTTCTTATGAGGCTTGTCCTTGTATCGCTCTTCACCAGCAACTGCGACACGAGCAAAGATGTAGTTCTTCACAAAGCCTTTAAACAGGGTGGGACAGAGCTTTTTATCCAAAACGAAGCCAGGTTTTCCATCCACCATCTTGTTCAGGAAGTAACGAATTGAGCCGAGTCGTGGGTCAATATCATTGGTGCGAGCTGCGATCGTTGGGATGTTGAGTGAGCCAAGTTCACCAATACAGGACATCTCCTCCATGACTTCAGAGCGTGTGTTACCGGCAGGGTCAGCTACGGAAACACCCACCTTACAGTAAGGGAAATCCCTGCCGAGTGCTGGTATTACCACTGATTCAGCAAAGCTCCTGATACCCATCCCATCGCCAACATATTCCTTCAGGACCATGAGTTGACCGCGAGCGGTGAGCTGCATGACCACACAAGCAGGAGTAAGACCAAAGTCCCAACCAATGAGTAACGAATCACCCTGTATTGCAGTAAGGCTATCGACAGCATGTAGATCAGGATTAAACTCAGGAAAAACCCGTTTACCAAATCCAACAGCACCATATTCACCCAGGCAAAAGACCTTAACAAATTCCTGAGACTGTCCTTCTGCCAGCATTTCATAGTAATTATCGGGCAGGTGATCAGCGTTATCAGCACTAGGATTGCGTACCCACTTATCGTCTTCATTCTTTATAAGTCCTGGAGGTTGCTTGAATAGTTTGTGATTGGGGAAGGATTGCTCTTCAAAGTCCTTGAATATCCAGTGGTCATCTTCAGGTGGGTTGGTATCTGCGATAATACCGGACCAGTAAGGCTCATGGCAAAATGCCTTGGATGGATAGCGATTTACACGACCTTTCATGTGAGCGATTGCCGCTTTAGGCACTTCAGACAATTCATTGATATAGCAGCCGGTGAGTTCGAGAGATTTAATCTTTCGCACATCTTCCGGTCTATCAAGGGCTATAAATAAGAGTTCCAATTCGACTACACCATCGCCGTCATTGAAGGTATGTTCATAGGTGAGGATGGGTTTTTGTCGCTTGTGTATATCGCCAAGCTCACCGAACCAGGCGAGCCACGTTGCGAGAGTTGTGGATTGTAACTCTCCTGACGTATTTCTAACGATTCCCCATCGGCTTCTTCGTCTACCAGAGTGCCAAACTGGCATTGCGCAAGCGCGTCTAACAATTTCACATATTGAGAGTGTAGATTTTCCACTCCCATAAGGGCCCATAATGACACGCACAAAGGAATCGTTATCATGAAAAATTTGACCAGTCCCCGTAGGAACATAAATCTTGTCTTCGTCTGTCGCATGGATAATTGTCCGTTCATCTTCCAGTGTAATATGTTTAACCGTTCCCTTGTGACGAGAGGCTTCCATCATTGATATTCGTTTGGCAATCCCTGATGCGCTCAGCGTCATTTTTCAAGCACCCTCTTTGGTGGTGCCGTCTTGTACTCTGTCTTCTTGGGGTTATCCCGCAAATGTTCCTGCGTAGTGTAGCGGACGCCGCATTTGATACACTCACGGCGTCTGTATATCTGATTATGATTTTCATCCTGTCGCGTCTCAACCACACGACTCTCAGGATAGTTGCATGATTTGCATAGCATCTATTTCCTCACGCCTCTCAAAGTTCGCACCAGGTTGGTCTTAAGACATTTGCTATGACGTTTAGCGGGCTTGTTGGCATTAACAGGAATGAAGTCAGGAAAGTCTCGCACCTCAAGCGCTGAGCGTGTCTTCTCCTGCCTATAGGCTGGAGCTGTCTGCTTCTCAATCTTCTTTTGCTCTTTCTCAAGCCATTTGTTCGCCACGATAGCCATTCTATTTTCCCTTCTTAAAGCCACGCATGGTTTCAGCGAGATTGGCACGCTTGGCAGTCAAAGGGTTTTTGGAGTGTTCGGCTTTCTTGAGTTTGATGGCAGGTATCTTCTCACCCGCTTTCACTTTGAGTGTAGCGCGTAGAGCACCGGGCTTTTTGATAGCGCCTTTAATCCATTTATCTGCCATGACCAAATCCTTTTTAGTATGAGCCACAATCCACAAAAGTAGTGCCACAAGCTCGACAATATCCAGTCTGCCTAACTTGTAGTTGAGTTACTTTTTTTTTGGCTTTTTCTTTTTACCTTCACGTGCTTCCGAGTATGCGATAGCAACCGCTTGCTTCTGAGGCTTGCCAGCCTTCATCTCAGTCTTCACATTCTTTCCAAAGCCTTTGGGGGACTTGGCTTTTGCTCCCTTTAATAACGGCATGGTTTCTTTTCCTTCTTCTTGCTGTCTTTCTTCATGGGTGCTTTCTTTGGTTTCATGGGAATCTTCCTTAATATTTGATAGCACCATAGCCAGAGTTGGCATGGTTCATGGGTTCAGGGACTTTGGCTGCTTCTTGCTTGGCACGAGTTAAGGCTTGAGCTTCAATCTCACGTTGACGATTAATTGATTGATTCTCTTTACCTAAAGGAGGCTTGGGGCCACCATCGCGAGGACAATATTCCATGTTGAATATCCTTATTCATGATCTTCCGTTTCATCCATTGGCAAGCTGTGACCTGTTTCCATCTCAAGCTTAGCCATCCGTTTGTTAAGCTCATTCAGTTGCGCATTGGGCCCAAAATGCTGATGCCATCTGCGCTCTAATATCCACGCATCGGCTTGCCAGCGCTCAGGTTTTGCAGCGATCATGTCTAAATGTTCGCGCACTTTTGTCATCTCTGCTCTCTTTATAGCCTCTGCGAAAAGAACATAGTCGCTCTCAATTCCCTCGGCTTTATCTCGGCGAGCTTTCTTCAGCCAAGCATAGATTGTTTGTTCATCAATGCCATTGGCTTCTGCAGCAAGTTCGTAGGGGATTCTGTGACGGATAGCATCGACAATTGCGTCTCTGCGTTCAGATGTAAAGAGATAGGCATCTCTGCCGCTTCCAACCAAAGCGGGGTTCGGTTGAGGTCTAGGTCTTTTTGTACCCATTTGCCAATCCTTAGCAAAAATTAATTTATATTTTAATGTCTATTCATACTAAATGCACCATTTAATACAAACATACAACTCCTAATTACACTAATTCAAAGTGTACCAAATCATTAAAATTTTGATCAGTAATATCCTTATCGCTATTCCAGTCGCCGCCAAATCTTACCGAATATGTCATCTTGCCTTCATCTTTTAGGCGCTGAGCAATGCCCATTACATAGCCCGCAAACCAATAAAACCGTTTGGCATTTTTCCAATCCAGGGGGTAGGGCGCTACATCAACCGCCATGCTTGGCGTAGAATTATGTCTGCCATGAGGCCATTTAAGTTGAGTATTCCCCTGCTCAAAATACTTATTTTGATCTGCCTCATTGCGAAATCCCTCGAGCACTTGGCAATCAAAATGTCTAATAACCTCATAAAAAAGGGTCTGTAATTCCATGTGACAAGTTGAAAGTTTAGAGAATGACTCCTGGCTGAACTTCGGCATCTTTACTGTCCTTAAAGTTAATATCCAATGGTGTAATGGTATCACAAGCCATGTCACAACCGTCACAAACATAAAACGAAGTTCCTTCCCCGCCACTGTACACCCAAACAGTAAACTGACAACATTTGCTCTTTAACATCCTTATTCTCTCCATCCAAAAAAAGCCAAAAAAAAAGCCCCGCGAACGGGGCCAATACTAAGAAAATACATATCCGAATTCACACATAAAACGAGGAGTGTTGGAAATGGAAGTAACCAACCTGTTCAACTTATCACAAACTCACATACTCTTCGACACTTTTTCGTGCAGCGTCCCAGTCATCAAACCATTCAGCCTTGTAGCCTTCCGCTCGCATTTCCTCAAGAAAAGCCAGTTGATTTTCTGTCGGCTTTTTACCGTACTGCTTCATTTCAATCCAATATCCACCAAACCCTTTTTTCATGCGTGGCACAAACAGGTCAGAAGCCCCAGGTCTAAAACCCATACTCAGGAGCCAGTTGTACAAGGCGAAGCTGCGCTTACCCTCGTTGGGAATGTGGATATGGGGTATCTTCATGTACCTCATCCACTGGACGAGTGCTTGTTGGAGCACATCCTCCTTTGGGCTTTGCCTCTTTAGCTTGAACTTGGCTGTCATCCTTGACGGCTCCCTGATAAAGTTGTTTGAGCAATTCCATGCTCGCCTGACGGTCTGCCAGATTTACGGTTCTCTGCTTTTGCTTGCTCATCACGCTCCCTTATGTTCCATGAGGAACATTTTCATTAATATTAGAACACTTGTTGTACAAATCAAAGCGACAGAAGGGTGGGCGATACCCACACTCAAGGCAGTGATACAGTTTAACGGCCTTCTCAGGCCTTTTAAGCAACGCAGGCGGCGCGACCTTAAGTAGGTGCTCAAAAAGGTCGATCGCCTTCTGTAGGTCTTCCTTGTTCGCCTCAGCCACATCCTTGCCATATTCTCTCAACCACTCTGCTTCATCGCCGCCACCCCCCCCATAAGCATCGGAAACCTGTTTCACCAGGTAAAAGAGCTGTTGTTTCTTCGCTATCCATAGCGCTATGCTCATTTTATTTACATCCTAGAACTTAATGTGATCTTTAAACTCAAAGTGTTGTAAATCCAACGCTAAAGTAATTTCTCCAAGTCGGCCATTCCGGTGCTTGGCAATCGTGAGTCTGGCTTGAGGAGAATCATTCTTTTCACGGTCTAAGAACATCACAATATCTGCATCTTGCTCAATATTCCCCGACTGACGAATGTCTGACAAACGGGGCGTGCGGTCCTGGCGGTCTTCAATCTTGCGGTTCAACTGACACAAAACAAACACGGGTATATCAAAATCCTTCGCCAATGCTTTCAGGTCGCGCGAGATGTTTCCAAGGCGCAGTGTCTCGTTCTCCCCTTCGCCATCCATCAGGCCGATGTAATCAATAAACACCACTTTCAGGCCGTGGTCGTTGCGAATCTTCCGGCAGTAGGAGCGCATCTGGTAGGTTGAGAGTCGCGATGAATCGTTGATAAAGAGCTTCGACTCCCTCATGCGCTCAATGGCTGGAGCCATGTCTATCCAGTCCTGACCCGTCACCTTGGCCTTAAATAAATCAGTTCCACTCACGCGGCTCATGCGGCTCAGAGAGCGCTTGATGAGCTGAGCGGCGGGCATCTCAAGGCTGAATATGACCGTGGGTTCCCGGGTTTTAATCAGGCCAATGTTCTCGGCGATGTTCAGCATCAGGACACTCTTCCCCACGGAGGGCCTCGCTGCGAGGATGATGAGGTCGCCAGGCTGAAGGCCGTTTGTGTAGTCGTCCAGGTCCAAAAAGCCTGTCGCCAGGCCAGTCAGGCCACCTCCCTTCGAGCTGTCCTCTTCAAGCTTGGTTATCACCTGGTCCAGTAAATCCCCAAAGGGCGTCACCACAAAGGGGCAGTTGTTCTCGATGTGGGTTAATCCATTGCGAATGTAATCCAGGTAATCCGCATCATCATTCGCTATCTTTTGCGCTGACATGGTTAATAGTTGTGCAGTTTTTCGTTTGTTAGACTCTTTTTTAACCATCTCCATGTAACCCTTGAGATTGGCGGCTGTATAGGAATAAAGCGCGACATCGGCAAGCTCAGTGAAAATATAGCTCTCTGTCTCGTTGTGCAGGGTCTTCATGAACGCGGTGACGGTGATAATGTCGATGGCCTGGCGCGGGTCGCGTTTGCGCATCTCCGTAATAGCCACAAAGGTGCGCTTCAGAAAGTAGGTGTCAAAGTCCTCTTCCTTGAGCTCGGCTAAAACGTCATCCAAATATTCATTGTGGGTCAACATACAGCCAATGACGGCTGTCTCTGCCATGAGCGCTTTCTGGTTTTTCATCAATTTTCCTAGTGAGCTGTTTGCTTGCGACCACGCCGATTAAAAATTTCATCAAACCTTGCGCTGATCTCTGGCGGGCAAGGCACTCCAATACGCTCAGGTGCGGGAGGGGGCGAAGGCGGCGCTCCAACGCCGCTCGAAGACCCCTTCTTCTTTCTTTCTTCTATTTTATTCTTAGTAGTCGCGCCACGACCCCTTTCGGAGTCGCGCGGCGACCCCTTTCTCTCGCCGCGCGACCCCTTTTGATCTGTAAAGGTATCGTCCCGCGACCCCTTTTGGTCTCTGGCGAACGCCATAATGTGGTCAATGACCAACTCATATTGGTTACAAATTGACCTGCCGTAGGTCACGGGGTTGTGAATAATAACGAACCCTTTTTGTACAAGCGCTTTGGAATATTTCTTAATAGAGGTCTCAGAGAGGGAACACATTTCAGCGAGAGAGGCTTGCCCATGCCAAGAGCGATTCTCAGCACCGGCACAATTTAGGAGCATTAATAAAATCATTCTTTCTTGGATATTTAAAATACTGGAAGGAATATTTCGGATTGCCCAGAACAGGTGGAGCGTGTTAAAATCGTGCTTCATGATATTTCCTTATGTGAATTATTGTGAGTCATGATTCATCCTTAAGTGAACTTGTGATAACGGAAGATTGAAGTGGGCGTAGCGGCAAACTATGCCCATTGTTCCTAAGCAGTTGCGCAATCCTTTGCATCCCACCCAATCTTAAATTTTTAAACTCTAGGGGGTTTAATCTCCTTTAGCTTCCATTTTGGTTTCTTCTATCTCTGGTTCATAGACCTTTAGGCGGGTTTTACGGGGAATAAAAGGGCCGCCTGGATGACCTTTACTATGATACCTCATGTAATGTGGCCGACACAGTTTATGTATTTTGACTACGATTTCCGATTTACATCCTCTCACTGAACACTTCTTTGTCATGTTGACAACTCCTCTACATTGAATATAAATTAAAATACAATGAGTTGTATGTCAATTAAAAGGATTTAATGACATGGCTATGAGTGTAGCGGAAGCATTGACCGTCATGGAATTGATGGGTCAAGTAGTAACAAGGAAGGCTATTAAGGACTCCTATCGGAGGTTGGCATCACGCTACCATCCTGACCGGAACGCAGCGGGTCTTAGAAAAATGCAGGATGTAAATAGCGCCTATGACTGTTTAGCCAAGGTCCCGGACTATGTTCTCTTCGATGACCACACAGCGCCGCGCCCAGGGCGCAAATCCAAAGACCCTGATGACATCAGTGAGATCAAAAGCTACGGCCTCCACGTCTCCAATAATCCAGCCGATATGAAGATATGGGTAACCGGCAAGACCTTTGGCTATAAGGAAAGGCTGAAGCGTCACGGCTTTAGGTGGTGTCCTGAACGCAAAGCCTGGTGGCGCTATAAATAGTTTGCATTTAGATGGATGTTTGATATTATAGCACCAAACTACCAATAACCCACAAGTAAAGGATTGTTAAAATGAGTAATGTCGTGAAAATAAAGTCGTTCAATATGCGAATGACACGGGAATTGTGGCTTTTCCTGAAGAAGGTAGCAGCCGAAAATGATACTTCAATGAACAGTTATATATTGTCAGTGCTCATGAAATCCAAAGAAAAGCATGACAAAAAAGAATTGACAAACAATGATGCCACGGTATAATAGCACCATTGACTGTTAGTGATGCAATTGTAGATTACCAATTTTTACTAAGGAAAATAAAAATGTCCAAAGAAGAAGTAAAGTCCATACCAGCAGAAGTTTCCAAGGAATGCTGGAAGAAATTAAAAATAGTGGCAATACAGAAAGATATAAGTTTAGGTCAACTAGTAAAGGACATACTAGAAAGATCTATGAGTAGTAAGAAGTTTGAAAGTATTGGAGAGTAGTCATGAGCCCTACAGAACAAGAAACAATGGTAAAAATTCTAAGGAGAGCAGACTTAATAAGAAAATACAAGGAAACATACGGTAAAGATTGGATGGTTGTTTACGAAGAAGACAAGGCAAACGACTGTTTGATGAAGGTAGAGTAACACAGGTGTGACGGGGGCTTGCAGGCCCCCTGATCACTGAACATTAAAACCCCGACTAAGGAGTCATCTAATGAACGCGAAGAGTTTAGCTCAGATATTTGTGTTAAAGCAACACCCAATTGTCAAAGGAATGGCAAACATGAAAAGCATCACGCCAAAGGAAATGGCTAGAGACCTCGTCTCTCATTACGCCAAGATGGACAACTGCCTAAAACAATACACCATCGACCTAGATGACTTGGCTGACTTTGATCAGCACAAATTAGCTGCCACCCTCATGATAGCCGAAGATGGCTATGCCAATGAAGCAACCGGCGCTGACAATCCTGCTTACGAAACAAAGATGCTCCCCGCTTTACTGCGTTTCCTAAAAAACTCCACTGATCGAGATGAAGAGATTGAGTTTGTAAAAGAATGGCGTGACGGTGTCTCAAGCTACATGAACCGCCGCATGACTGAACTCTTGGAAGATGCTGTCTATGAGTACAACGCCGACCAAGACCTACTTTATAACGAAGACCCAGGATTTGTACGAGGTGGACCGTGGTCATAATCAAGAACCTATTTTGGATGGCTGTTTTAACTGCCATGTTTTACGCAAACCTAATTGTATTAACCGATCAGATTATAGCGGGGAACCTATGAGTAACCATCAAAACGACATCATCCATGAAATGCGATACGAGTACATCGCCGACCTGGAAATGGCCTGCCACTGTGAGCACTGCAAGTGTGAGAGCTCGACCAATTATATGCACCACCACGATTGGTCAGCTCCTGAAGACTTTTGTTGCTCCAAGTGTGCTGAGACCTGCTACCCAGAATAGAGACATCCCTAGTGGGCATCGTAGTGCCTACAGGGGATTTTTCCGAAGACCTTAAATGGTCACAACATTAACTAAAGAAAAGAGGTGTAACATGGCTTTAAGAGCAGTAAAACCAGAAGCGGTACAAAAAAGGCTGAAGGCATTATTTTATGGAGCGTCTGGCACAGGTAAGACCACAGCCGCGATTAGTTTCCCGTCCCCTTATCTGATCGACACAGAAAAGGGTTCCCATAACGATCAGTATGTCAAATTACTACAACAAAAAGGTGGCGTGATCTATAACACCACAGACTTTGATGAGCTGGTAACTGAAGTAAAAACCCTGCTCACTGAGAAACATGAGTACAGAACCCTCATTATTGACCCTTTGACCATTGTTTATGAAGACCTTCTGAACAAGTCGGCCGCCAAGAACGGTACAGACTTTGGTCGACATTACAGTGAAGCCAACAAGAAAATAAAGCATTTACTCAGTCTTTTGCTCAGGTTAGACATGAATGTTATTATCACCAGTCATGCCAAGAATGAGTATGGACAGAACATGGCGGTCTTAGGACAGACGTTTGATTGCTATAAAAAGCTCGACTACCTATTCGACCTCGTTTTTGAAGTTCAAAAGCGTGGACCAAAGGAAAGAGTCGGCATTATCAAGAAGTCCCGCATAGAAGCCTTCCCTGATGGTGAGCAATTCCCTTTCTCTTATGAGGAAATAGCGAAGCGTTATGGTCGTGAAGTCCTGGAGCGCCATGCTGTTGCTGAAGTTTTGGCAACCAAAGAACAGATCGATCACCTAAAGCACCTCATCGAGATATTCAAAGAACCAGAAGAAGTCACCCAGAAATGGTTAGACAAGGCTGAAGCTGTGTCCTTTGATGAGATGCCAGAAGCTCTGATCGTGAAGTGTATCGCTTATATGGAAAACAAAATCAAACCTCAAGGAGATAAATAATGAGATTCACCCCTAAAACAGAACAAGAACTGCAAGAGATGGCCCTGGTTGAACCTGGAGAGTATTCCTTCCAGGTCATCGAGGCTACCGATCAGGTCGCCAAATCGGGTAACGAGATGATAAAGCTCAAGATGAAGATTTGGGATAACATGGGTCGTGAGCGTCTAATCTTTGATTATGTCTTGGAAGCTATGGCCTTTAAACTTCGACATTTCGCTGATGCTACGGGATTACTTGACAAGTATGAAGCCGGTGAACTCAGAGCCTCAGACTGTCCGGGCAGAGCAGGAAAGCTTGAACTCGGCATGGAAGAAGGGAAGCCCAACCCTAACGGTGGTATGTATGCTCCAAAGAATACTGTCAAGGATTACATCAAATCTGAAGGTGCTGTGGCGAAACCTGCCGATGCCCCCAAGGACAGTTTTCAGGATGACATAGATGTTCCATTTTAGGACTTTACAAATTAAATAAAAATGTATATATAAACAGAAGTGGTGGCAGTGTAGTCATCGGCTTGGCGTCCCAAGGGGAATTATGACGGGCCACCGCAACTGTAACGAGGTGTGTAAAATGGAAACTTTTATAACAATAGCTGTCATTTGGTGGCTTATTGTAAAATATATAGAATCTTTTGATTGCAAATGTGAGCATGAATGATGGAAACATTTGTAACATTTTTTTTATTGTGGTTGCTCTACTGTTACATCAGAGCAATGTAATTTAACTAAGGAGTTTCACCATGAAAGTATTATTAAGTCTAGTTGTCGCTAGTGTTTTAGTGTTAAGTGGTTCTGCTTTTGCTTCACAAGACGCGCCTGTTATTGGTTGCGATGCTTCCACGCCACATAATTGTGAGTAATTAGATGATTATCTATCCCCTGTCCGTATTGTATTTTGGTTTCCTTGGGTGGTGCTTTTATATGGCGTGGTATCACACGGAAAATTTTAAAATACAAGTTGATCGTTTTGATAGATATATGTCTCCCAATAGTTTATGTGGGAATGTTTTATCAATCTGTTTATTGAGTTCTTCAATTGCAGGGATGGTATGGAGTTGGTATCAACATTAAAGATTAATGGGGCAACCATTAGTGAAGCTTGGTGCGACCGGATAACACTCGTCTTGCAAGGAGTGCCACGCGCTAATTTGAAATCCAAGCATCGCCCCACCAAGTTTGGGCGGAAGCTCAAAAAGACATGTAGGCCGTTCTAGTACCCGCAAGGGCAACCGATTCAGGCGCATGATCGAAGAGCCTCTGATTGTGCCGTTAGGCGAGGTCTAATTCCCGTCTTGCAACCCAAGCGGTTACGTTAGGCTAACCAGAGAGGTTGGGAGTGAAAGGCTCCCACGTCCAAAATGATTTTATGGAGAGTGTGATGTCACTAATGGGATTAGGCTTTGGAATTGCAGGACATGGCTACTGCCACATGTGTTCTTCTAATCATTGTCAGCATGTTATGGGAGTTCAACAGAACATGAATAATGACCAATACCATCAGATGCTTCGCCAAATGGGTGCGGCTCAACAGCAATCTATTTCCATCTCTTCAGTAGGAAGTGTCACTACTGCATGTTTGCCGATTGCTATTACAGGCACAGCTATAACATCTGAGAAACCAAAAAAGAACAAAAAACTTTTACTCATAAGGAAATAAACAACATGGCGTTAATCAAATATAAAGAGTTACTCGTATTAGCCAAGGAAAAGATTAACGAAGCGATGGCTCCCTTACGCGCTAAAGAGATGAAAAAGAAAGCTGAGCTTGAGATTTGTAAGATTGAAAGCATGATTGCTGAAAAAGAACAAAAGATTCAAGAATACGCCTCCAAGTACCCAATACCTTTTGATGAATTAATTGAAGCCCTAGATGATCTTGATTTAGTAAAGCGCCGTAAGGAGCAGTTTGAAACTATCATCAATGAAATGTTTGCCGAGTAATAACATTAAGGGACTAACATGAAATTCAATGAAGCAATGGACGCTTTACAGAAAGGTAATAAAGTAACTCGTCAATCATGGGTGGGTGCTATTTATTTTAAAATGGATGGTAATGATGTAAAGACTTATCAACCACGAGCAGCCATCTATGCTTATAACGAAGACATCATGATTTCTGATGGATGGATAGTTGATGGCGAAGAAGGTGAGTTTAAGTTTTATGACATTATTCCTTTCCTACAAAAAAACAAAAAGGCTTGGCTAAAAGATTGGAATGAGATGTATATACATTATGATAACGATTCTAAATCAATAGTTTTAAACTCAATGGAACCCTATACCTTCATTCCTGCTTTCGATGCGTTCATAGCACAAGATTGGGTGGTGCTCGCATGAGTGAAAAAGAATTTACTGAACAAGAGATGATAGAAACAGTGCGATCAATCTCTCAACCTGTGTTTAACTATGCTATTAAACGCTTTGTTAAACAAATAAAAGAGCATGAAGGGAAATCTCTAAATATATTAATAACGGTGTTTTTAGCATCGATGGCTTCATGTGACGCCAATCTTTTACGATTCATAAGAAACTTAGGCATGAGCACAACCGAAAGGAATGTTGATATAGAAAAGTTAAAGGCGTTCTTCATTAAAGAACTCAACGGGCAGTTAGTCCAAAAACTACATTAAGGCAATAGTATGGGCGATAAAATGGTTGGTTTGGATGAGTCTTATCAAAGAGGCTATGAACACGCACTTCTTGATATTCAAAAAGAAATTAACTTAATAAGATTAAGTTTTCAAAAGCTATCAGTACCAATCATTGAAAGCATTTTAACTAAACTAGAGAGCAAACATGGCGATCATTGACAGAACAAAAGAAATTATAAACATGGAAGCTAAACTAGAAAAATGTGAACGTGAGCATGACAATGTTAATCATCCTAAGCATTATAACAATAGTCCCGCAACATGCGAATGTGGACGCAGAATTGAATGTATAGACGTTACGAGACACATGGATTTTGATGTAGGGAATGCAGTGAAATATCTTTGGCGCTTTCTCGATAAAGGTGGTCTTGAAGACCTGAAAAAAGCCCGATGGTATTTAGAAGATAAAATAAAACAAATGGAACAAGATAATGATCTCAAGAATAATATCAGCGAATAGCACAAGAGATATTTCATCAGAACTGCTTTTACCTAATGGAAGACTTAAGTTGCTGCCATCCAAAACTCTGCAAGCCTATAAATGGGACGATTTCAGAACTTTTTGTCACATACATGCTCGTTACGGAATACCTACCGTGGAACAACATTTGTTTCTTCAAAAGGTTATTGGTGATCGCTCTGTTATAGAGATTGGCGCGGGTGCTGGTGACTTAGGTTTTCATCTTAAAATTCAGATGACAGATTCAAAACAACAGGACAGACCAGACATTAAAGCAGCCTATGAAGCAATGCGCCAGCCAACAATAAATTATCCCAGAGATGTTGAAAAGATTGATGCTCTAAAAGCTGTCGAAAAGTATAAGCCACAAGTTGTCATAGGTAGTTGGATAACAACATACGCACCTCACGAAATGCCTTATAGCAGCAATCCTTTTGGCATAAAAGAAAAACTTATTCTCGATCAGGTTGAAACATTCATCTTGATCGGCAATGTAGATGTTCACGGTGATAAACCAATTATGAAGATTGCTCATGAAGAAATTTATGAGCAGTGGATAGTAAGCCGCGGCAAGAACCAAGAAAACAATCGTATTTTTATATGGAATAAAAATTAAGGAGCACCACAATGAAAGAACAAGGAACAGTTAAATGGTTTAATGCAGGAAAAGGTTATGGTTTTATTCAGCGAGACGAAGGCGGTGATGTATTTGTTCACTTCAAAGCAATCAAAATTGAAGGTTATAAAACATTAAACGAAGGTGACAGAGTTGAGTTTGATGTTGTTAAAGGTCAAAAAGGTAATCAAGCGGAGGAAGTAAATTTATTATGAAAATAGAAGATAAGGTATGTTCTCTTGAGCTTTCAAAAAAACTATTAACCCTTGGGGTTGAACAAAATAGCTTCTTCTATTGGGTTCATAATGGTCATGAGAAATACGAAGTAATCCCAAAAATAATATTCGATGCTGAATGCAATCCAAACTATAAGATTTGTGATGCCTTTATGGCTTCTGAATTACTTACGTTTATTCCTAACAATGTTAAACTTAAAAATTGCGAGCCATTTGATAATTATAGAATATTTATAACAAGATTCAATTCAGTTGACGAAAACATGAAGATAGCTAATAACTTCATTGTGAACTACGAATGCGACTCAACAGAAGCGACAGGCGAGAACGCATGGTTAAGAAGAAAATTAACCTCTAATATCTTTGACCCTAACTTAGCAAATGCTCTCGCTACAATGCTTATTTATATACTTGAAAATGGAGTAGTAGAAAATGACTGAAACATGTGTACGCTGCAAAGAACAAGATGAAGATCGAAGAACATTATGGATGGCATGTTTTTATGATATGGACGAAATGAAATTGCCATTTGAAAAGGAAGTTTTAAGTTATCCTGGCGTTACGGGAAACATAAACTTTTATACTCTTCGAGTCTGTAAATCCTGCCGATCATCTTGGATGAAGTCTATCAAAGAATGGTTTCACAATGCTGATGTCCCACGAGAATCATGTGGAAGCGGAATATTCGTCCGTGAGTTTGGCGACAATATAGAGATAACAGAACAAGAATGGCATGAACGCCGAAAACTAAAGGAAACAGCATGACCCCAGATATTTTTAAAGCAGTAGACCCACACTTTAAATTAACGCGCGGAAAATGGACTCTCGTTTATCAAAACCTTCAAGTGCCAGAATTATTTGAACGCACAGATGTTAGAGTAATTCTATGGCCTAAAAAGATAAAAGAACTTCAAGCAGAGGGCTACCGAATAATTTCAGCAACCCTTCATGAGTAACTATCTGGCACGTCTTACAAAAAGATTTCCGCAAGCTGTTGATGCGCCACCAGTATAAGTTATCGCAGTAGATAAATAGATTGTTCCTGGTGCGGCGAGACTCACCCTTTTATAGGGTACGACAATACCGTATCCGGGAGCAAAATCTACAGCGACAGCCAAATAAGGACCAGCGTAGAAATTTGAAGCGGGAGCTGTTGCACTTGTCGTGCTTATCCAACCCACAAAAACACTATGTCCTGTTCCCGTTCCAGCCAAATCTATATTTCCCCAACAGTCATAATCTCCAGCCGCAACAGCGATACTGGTCACATTAACGGCGGTAGCTGTGGCAGCGGCAACAGCGGCCCCAGGCGCAACAAGACTCTCTTGATATTGACCCACATTGCCCGCTGCCGCGTTGTCATTTGTATGGGTTGCGGGATATTGACCCGCACTAATATCTTGAGGATTTGCGGTGGCGTTAGTGTTATTACCTTTAATCGTATAAGAACCCATTTGAGCGAGCATGGTATTGGTTATAGAACTAGCTGAAATATTAGATGAAACCAAAGATGCCAATTGAGTAACTGTTTCTTTATATGTTGTGCCACTTTGCACAACAGGAAATATATCGCCTGCCGCTGGAGTAACAATAGCTGGTAACTGACTTATTTTTACGCCTGACATATTTATCTCCTTAAACTGATAAGTATTCTTTTACGATTAAATACCCTATTGTTCCAGCCCCACCGGCAAAATCAGCACCTGTATTGTATGTATTACATCCGCTTGCACCTGCTCCGTAGCCAGTACCTGGATTACCCGTTGAAGTGCCATTTGTTGTCGTATTTACACCGCCCTGTCCCCACATTGAGCTTCCACCAAGAGAGCATGGAAAGACGTTTGAAGCAGCTAAACCATTCACAATTGAATTTCCACCATGAGTACCAGGTAATGCCAAAGTAGTTCCAGTTCCAGCCGTGCCGCCCGCACCTCCGACAGCCGTTGCGCCACCGCCACCACCTGAACCTCCTGGCGCGGTTAATAAAGTTGAGCCAAATGTAGTGGTCCCACCGTTGCCACCTGCACCATTAGCTCCTGCGCCAGCCGAACCCGCTGCACCAATAGCCACTGCTTTAGATGCCCCAATAGCTGCCGCTGTAAAGGTTCCCTTAGAATAAGCTCCACCACCACCAGCACCACTACTATACTGAGAGCCAGCAACCCCTGATGTCCCACCTGAACCACCACCTCCACCAACACCTTCCACCTCACAGTAGACCATTCCAGTTGTGGGCGTGTATGTACCCGTAGCAGCAAATACTTGCACCACAACTTGAGTTATAGGCTTGCTTGTTGACCATGTAGGTGTCGTGCTCGCGCCTGATAAAAGAGCCAAACCTGCGGTTGCGGTTCCCGATAGTATAGCACCGGCTGATGCTGTCGAATAAAAGATACCGCCATTACTTGCTGTTAATGAAGCATTCAATCCACCTAAAGCCAAAGAAAGCTGAGCTGCCCAGGTAGGCACACTAGCAACAGTAGTTAATACCGCCGCAGCCGAAGTGGCGAGGGCCGCAACGGTGTTTGCGCTGCTTGCGTACAAAATTGAATTGGCTGCATAAGTATCAGCGAAAGTGGAAGTCGTATAGGCATTTGTCGTTCCGTCTGACCTTAATATCTTTCCAGCGGTTCCAACCGTATTGGGCCATAGAGAGGTAGATGCAATATAGTTCGTGCCGTCTGAGATTAAAACATTACCGGCAGCCCCTCCAACTGAGGGGAATGTGGAAGTTGACCAACTAGGTGCAGCGGCTGCATTAGATGTGAGAACTCTTCCTGTGGCTGCTGGACCGGCTAAAATGGAAGGTACGCCCGTATTACTTGTTACAGGAACGCCATTGTTAGCTGTTGCGAGTCCAGCCACATTGTTTGCGCCATTGGCATAGAGAAAACCACTGGCTGCATAAGTATCTGCAAAGGTGGATGTGGTGTCGACATAATTTGTGCCATCAGACCGCAATATACGCGCAGCATTGAGCGCTGTTGAAGGATAGGTGGCAGTTGACCACGCCAGACCTGTAGCCGCCCCAGAATTAACCTGGAGGATTTGACCATTGATCGTCCCAACAGCAAGTCTCGCATTAACCGTACTGAAGGTGTAAAGATCACCTTTTGTGGTTAATGGTGAAGTAGTGCCTGATTGCCAGGTAGGCAATGCACCTGCGCCATTCGATGTAAGCTGTTCACCAGCATTTCCCAAACTAGCCAAACTTTGAAATGGGCCTGTTGCCGTAGTGCCCGCACAAATCACACTGTAAGGCGTAGTCGTTGCGATACCCGTACCACCACCAGCCACAACAGCCGTGCCATAAGCAGGGTCAGCGGCTGCCCCTTGAGAAATTAAAGGGATACCTGAAGTTGCTGAAGGAGCAAGCAGCGTTAAGGCACTTGTACCATTTCCAATCGGAATATAATGCGCAGTCAACGCCGCGAGTCCCGTACCACCACGCGCAACTGACAGTTGTCCAGTCCATCCAAGCGTCATGGACGCCGCTCTTAAAAGAGCTGTGGTAGGAGTTCCACCTAAAGTCATGGTGACATTAGTGTCATCAGTCTTTGAAAGCGCAGCGCCCGTAATATCTCCACCAGAAATGGTTGACCAAGCAGGAGCAGCTGATACAGCGCCCGTTCCGGTTTGAGAAAGATATTGAATGCCCGATGTGATATTGCCGGACAGTTTAGATAAAGTGTTAGCCGCTGAACTATAAAGCGTGTCACCAAGCGCGTATGTACCAATTCCAGTGCCGCCTCTTGTTGCCGAGAGTTGACCTGACCATCCTAACGTCATGGAAGTTGCATTTAATAATGCTGTATTGGGTGAGCCACCTAAAGTCATGGTGACATTAGTGTCATTTGTTCTTGTTAAAGGCTGACCATTAGCTTGAAACAATGAAAGAACTTGAGAAACTGATTCCTGATAAGTTACCGCACCTTGATCAATAGGAAAAACGTCAGTCAAAGCAGGTGTAACCACTGGTGGTAAATGATCTATCTTTATTCCTGCCATTCCTATCTCCCTATACTGGCTCTTGAACCAAGATGTTTAATGAATTTTGGGTCAAAATATCTATATTATTTTGCGTGATCAAATGATCTTCGTTAAAAGCAGTCGAAGAATAATTTCCAATCGGTATAAAACCACCACCCCATATACTCATATTTATTCCTTAAAAAATGGGGGACTTTTACATCCCCCAGATTCATTACGCAGTTGTGCTGATCAAGTGGTAGTAAACTTTCACTCTCCATGTGCTATCACCAGTGGTGAAAGCTTGGGTTAAGTTGGAAAGATACAACCCTTTGTTTGCGCAAGTCGTGAACGGAGCCAATACTAAGCCGCCATTCAATTTAAAGACTGTACTTGCAGCAGCAAAGAAGTCAGCAGCAGCTTCATCACTAGAAGCATGGACACCAGCGCCATTTGCAGTTAAGTCATATTGCGCAGAAACCACACCGCCGGCAGCATAAGCAGCAGAGACAAATGTCATCTGTAATTGGATGCTGTCAACGATGATCATGGTGTTTGCACCAGGGGCGGCAACTAACAGAACAGGAGCTGCATACATACCATTGAATTGCGCGGCAGTTAAGGAAACCTGTGCAAATTTCTGAGCTGGAACACCTGAGTCAATGATCACGCCGCCCGTACCTGAAAATACTGGGTAGTTACCGCTCACTAATGCAGCAGTATTAACGATAAACTTACCAGTTGCTGCGCCAACGTCAGGGATGGAGATAACCTGTGATTGACCAACAGAAGCCGCATTGCTAATAGTCGTATTGAACGCACCGCCAGCATTAGCAGCGGCAAGTATCAACGTACCGTTAGCAGCGGTTGCGGGGAACGAAATAAATGTTCCAGCATCACCAGAAGAGCCGGAGGTGATGTTGCCTGCTGTAGAGGTGATAGGACCAGAAGCTGTGAACGTACCTGTTAAATTGAAGTTTTGTCCCAAGGTAACCGTAGTCGTTGCAGCTTTAATGTTGCCAGCCGTATCAGAGAACACAGGCAAAGCATTTGCTGTTGATGCGCCACCGGAGAAAGTCACGCCACCAGCAGAAGGGTCAGCATTAAATACGATAGCATCAACACCAATGACATTGGGAAGCGGCTCAACCAAGCTGTAGAAGTTACCAGCAAGAACAGAACCCGCACCGACTGAAACATACTGACCAGCCTTGAGCTGTTCAATGCTTTGTTGGTCATCAGCACGTTCCAAAACCACTGTTGAACCAATACTCTTAACAATGTAAATACCTTGTTCGTAAGTATTAGTTTGGGTTTGCAGCAAAATGCGATCACCAACAGCAGCGAGAACGCTATCCACAGTCAATGAAGATGCTGCAACCGTTAGAGTTGCACCGAGACCATTGTTATTTGGGCCATTGTAATACGTCCCCGAAATATTTGAAGTTGACGCCAGACGTACCGGTGTCAACCAAGGGGATAAAACGGTTTGCGATAAAGATGTAGTCATTTTGAAAGTCCTTTTTCAATTAATTAAGTAATATTACCTTTTTGAAGTTAGCTAACTTCCCCACACCAAACTGGTAGCCGTTGTTCCGGTCGTGTTTACCCTGATCGAGTAAACAGGATGCCAAACGCCTGCTGCCAATCCAACGAGAGTCTGATCAGTACCGTCCCATTTACGATAGGAAACGTCACCTGTCACGCCGAGATATAACCAGCGTGCAAATTCTACTGAGCCATTTGCCCCATACATGGTATCGAGAGAGACATCACCTGTGCGGGCTACCCCTGACATCACACGAGTCGGTCCCGTGTACGCATTTGGGTCTAAAGCTGGAACTGTAACCAATTGAACTGCCATTTTTACGCTCCTTGTAAATAAACATCGGCATCATGCCAATGTGTCCATTTTTACAGCTTGATAAACACGTTCATAAAACTTGCAGGTGGCATCTTGCCATCTGCTGCGCTTCCACCTGTAGAGCCCGTTAAAGGCGCACCGTGCCAAGAAGTACCAGAGCCACCCGCAGCATTTGGCGCTCCGTCTACAATAAAGTTACCACTGCCTGCGGCTGGAGGATGGGTATGCGCTGGCATGTCAGCAATCGCGATCGTCTCAGTACCGAGATACTGACCAAGCGCTCGTGCGGTTAATCCTGCACCTGAACCTGCGCCTCCCAACAAGCGACCTAAAGATCGTGGCATTGTGAGAGTTTTGCCAGCCAAAAAGTCAGCCGTTGCCGTAGCGCCGCGTCCTGTTGATACAGGAGCCCACGCATCTAAAACACAATCCCATAGCGTTTTATAGAGCTGGAAAGTTATTTCTTTCGCGGTCGTTGCGCCTGAACCTACATTACCAATAGAAGTATCGTTCATCGCCAACCAACCCTGGGGCGCTGTCGAACGTAAACTGGTAATCGTGTCACCTGTTCGAGGTGTTTGCGTGATTGAATCGATTTGATCATAAGTATCAAAATCTTTGTCGGGCTCAATTTCGCCAAGATGCAATGTCGCCTTTGTCAAGCTGATGTCGCACAGCGCTCCTGCTCCAAGCGGCATTTCAATTTGCATGTACATGGCATCATCGCCCGTCTGAAGCCCAGGCGTACCTAAAGACTTGGCAGCAACAGAAGGAACTGTGAACACAATATTAAATTCTTGCCAAGCAGTTGTGAGCGCCATTGTTCCGGCGGCTGTTCTGACTTCAGCGCTGGCAGCTGTACCTGAGCCAAAATATTGTCGCGTATAGACCGTCAAAGTCGCAGGATTGACAGCAGTCTTCGCCCAACACTGGAAGGTCATGACCTGGTTAGACAGGTTTTTAACCTTCTGGCAGATAGGAAACTGGAAGGATTTAAAGGTTTCAGCGGCGGGACTTACCGTACATTGATACCTCAAAAACTGAATGGGCGTCACATCGCCTGTCATGGGCGCTGTAGCCATTGGGAACGTCTCAAAGGTGATTTGATCGGTTGCCGTAGTATTAGACTTAACGAAACGAATATCGGGTCCTAAAGCGCCAAAAAGACCCACAGTCGGGGTGAAATCAGGGGTGAAGCCATGATGATTGCTTGGAGCCAAAACGAGGTTTGTCGTATTGGTAGGGCTTGCCGTGTCATCAATATGGTCAATAAATACACTGTTTCCAATGTAATTGGTCAATGACTGGAAGATATTGACAGTACCCCCACCACCAGTTCCTTCAGGCTGGTAATCATCCATCGTCCACAATTCATTGCCATCACTGTCTTTGGCAACTAAAAAGTAAAGGTCATCAGGTGCAGCGCTATCAAATTTCCAATAAAACGGGCCTTGAACGCCATTTAGATCGAAAATAATAGGGTTGGTATAAGGAATAGTGCCGCCCGCATCAAGATAGACGGGTTTATGCTGAGTGTGATTGAGTGAACTGAAAGTCTCAAGCGTGCCGCCGCCCGCAACGGTTCCTTCGTTGTTTATCAAAATCCACTTCGGCATCGGGCCTAAGCTATAAGTTATCGCCATCTCATCACATTCCTTGTGAAAGTATTGATATTCTACTACTACAAACCTAGAAAATCATTGCTATTGATTTTCATTGCCACCAGGAGTAGGACCCATCGAATTATTGTAAAGTGCGTGAGCGCCACCCAATAATCCAGCACCTGTCAAAATAGGTCTCAGGTGATTCCTAATTGTCATAGCCGGATGAGCGCGGCCTTTTTTCGCTGCAAATTCACCACGAGAAAGCTTATTTACCAATTCATGTGCCAACATTTCTTTTTGTTTAAACGCCTGAATATCAGGGTTGTACTTATAAGGAACAACATTATGAAGATAGCTATGCGTTACCTTTTGATATTTTTTTTGTAATCCAGGGTTAATATTGCCAGCCGCATCTTTAAACATATTCTCATTGATATGACTAATCGCATCTTCAGCTGCTTGATGAACAGCGAGTTCTTCAGAAGTAAGTGAACTGCTACGCGATTTCTCGGCGAGTCCTCGGCTAATAGCTTTCATGTCACTTTGCGCTTTTTGCGCATTTTCCAAAGTAGGATTTTTAATCATGTTATCTAAAGACTGATATTCTCTAGGGACTTTATATTTCTTAATGACATCTAAGTTAGTACCTAAGCGAGTCAAGTCGACAGGAACATTATTAAAACCAGTCTTTGCAGCTTCATCCCATATTTTATTGTATTCTTTACTATGCAAATTGACCTGTTTTCTCTCAGTCTTAACTACATCTTTAGCAATACTCTTTGCCGTTAAATTCATAGGATTTAATGAGGAAATAGCTTTTCCACCACCTAAAATATTAAGAGCATTTCGAGGGACGCCACGAATAAGATTCTCACCGGCATATTCAGGTTTACCAAAAGTAGCATTAATCTCTTCGGTAGAGTCAGGCATGCGACCCATTTGAATTTTTTGATTAATATCTTTTGGTAATAAGTTAAGTCTATTCGACAAATAATTAGCAATATCATGCGGCGCATTAAAAACATTTTGACCAAGCTCTGCCATACCTGCTAAAGCCTGTTTTCCTGCATGACCTGGATGATCTCTAAGGGTATTAAATGCGCCAGGGACTTCTGTTTTAGCTGCTTGATAATATCCAGGAATGTTTTTTACAAATCCTGCCGCGCCCTTTATGAGGTCTTCACCTACGCGAGGAATTGCCCAAGCAGCGGCTTCACCTAAACTTTCTTGTCGAGGTTGACCTTCCGATAGGAAATCACGACCAGGCAAACTTTCATTTGTCGGCTGTTCATTATCTTCAGAAAGGAAGTCTCTAGGCATTAGAGCACCCCTTTTGCTTTTAACATTGTTCTTATTTCATCAGGAGTCTTTTTATATTTCTGAGCCATAAAATTAATATCTTCATCCGTTGGCTTAGGATTTAAAGTATTGTGTACTTGATCTCGTATAGCCTGACCATTAATTTTCTTATCAGCAAATTCTGATGCTTGCAGTTTATTAATATGATATTGACTCATATACTGAGAAGTGAGGCGCGATCTCTCCATCAACATTTTATTCATAACCGACAATGATTCAGCTTTACCTGTCATAGAATCAATCGTATCAGAATCGTTTGGCTTCATGCCTTGCAGTAATTGCTGCTCACCCTTTCGGAATTGTCCAGCAAAGTCACGAGATGAGTCCTTCACGATATTACCCATCTGCGCATAGAGCCTGCCTACCAATTGTTGCTGCGCTGGAGTGCCGTATTTCGCATAAAAGGACATTTCGTGACGACCCGCTAAAGGAACCTGACGCAGCTCTCTAATCTCAGGCGAAGCGATCATGCTATTCAC